TTGTATTCCCCGAGCAATGAGGCTAATTCCAGTTTGGTAGCCCGTGCCTGGACACGTTCTTTAATGAATTTGTAGTATTTCAAAGAAGTCTCCCAATGTGTGTCACAGATGTCATCATAACTCATTCCATCCTCAATGTCTTTTTTAAGTGATTGTAAATCCATACGCGCCCCCTTACCTGGCATCGTTCTCCTTTCTCCTATTTCAAAAAAGGATCCATCCTTTGTACAATATCGGTAGTTGTCATCATCGCTTCCCCTGGAAGCTTCAAAGTGCATGCGTTCCCATGCACCACCCCATCTTTTAATCGTGGTCATCTTAACTTGACGTTCAAGTTGAAAGTAGATCTGGAGGTGTGGTGTTCCCGCATCACCAATCTCATGACCACAAACCAAGTAAGATATCGTCTGATGTCCATTACGGATACAAGCAACTTCATCTTCAGTGTAGTTGTTTAAGGTAGCACAATAAGCAAGAGTTGGCATCGCCTCAATCAACAATGTCTGTCTGACCGCCTCGCCGTCGCGTGTAGGGTAGGACCGTCGTCGCCGTTCGGCGTCGTCGACCGTATATATAGACAAATTGCTGCAACAATAACGGCTAGTTTTTAACGGCTAGTTTTTAACGGCTAGTTTCTATTTCGGTAAATTTACGAAACGTTGCGAAAACACAACGGTACCCGGTGGCGGCTCAGTATTACCCGCCACTAAGATACCGCATACTATTTAAGCAAATAGTTTACCCTGTGGTTACAACCATATGAATGGCATACAAGAGGAAGTATCGCAGTTATCGGAAGGCTCGTGGGAAGCGCGCTCTGTATCGGAAGATGAAACGTACTCGTTTTCAGGCTCGAGTGCTGAAGATAGCTCAGAAGAATCAGGAGACGAAGTTCTTCCAGTCAGGAAGAGAAAACCTCCAGCTGTACCATGATGTTGGTGCGGGCACCGGCCCCACTAGTAATCAGGTTTCTATTGCTTTTGATCCATGGAGTTTGGTAGCACAAGGTACTACCAGGTCTACTCGTATTGGAGATAAGATTACTCCTGTCGGTTATAAGCTCCGTCTTTGGATGGCAAACAAAGCTGATCGTGTTGATCTCCTCTATCGTGTTATTATTGCCGTTTTGCCTCGCAGTATCAATGGTGTTATTCCTAATGGAAGTAATATTGATCTGTTTAGAGTTATGGATGGTGGTACTAATAACAGTACTATGTGTGGAATGATTGATCAAGAGAATGTTAAGAAGGTTCTACATGATAAGGTATATCACGTTCAAAATGCTACTGGATATGATACCAAGGAAGTACATGTGTTGAAGAAGTTTTATATCAAGTCTAAGCGTCCTCGCCCTATTCGTTATCTGAATAATGGCACTACGCATCAGAATAATTTCTTGGGAGTTTGGGTTATTCCCTATGACAGTTATCTTACGCTTCAGACAGACAACGTTGCATCATGTGCATATGTTGAACGACTTTATTGGAAGGATGCTTAAATTTCAATTACATTGTAGCGATCAGCGCTCCAAGCCGTCATATCGGGTTTGAAGTTCGCAAAGAAGATCACATGTTTCTTGCCAAAAATCTGAGTCCCTCCATCGTATTTCCCTGAGAAGATCCTCCGGTTCTTCAGGCCCTCCGCAAGGCTGTAAAGGCCACCCAAGTCCATGCTCTCCAGCTTCCTCGTTAGATCGAAAACCACTGTTGGTTTGGATAGGTCCTTGGACAATGCGTGGGCTAAGTCCGCCTTCTTCCCCATTTCCAGAAGAGCTGCTTTCCCAGTCGCCAAGAGATAGTTCCCCAGAAATGATTTCCCTACTTTCCCCGTTGGTTCCCATACCCACGTGATCGTCCTGTCGTCCGGTTCTTCCGCCACCGTATCTAGCAATTGCTGCTGCCACGGCTTCCATACAACATCTTTGTATTCCCCGAGCAATGAGGCTAATTCCAGTTTGGTAGCCCGTGCCTGGACACGTTCTTTAATGAATTTGTAGTATTTCAAAGAAGTCTCCCAATGTGTGTCACAGATGTCATCATAAC